ATGGACAAAATCGTTCCAGACCCACCTCGTACCACCCGGGACCGCGAAGCCTTTGATCGCGCCTTAAGTCACCACCTCCGACCCGATCCCGCCTCCCACCCAATATTTACTGTTCACCAAGACGTCAGCTTTGAAGACGCAATCGCCCAAATCTCTGAATTGCTACGCTGTGCAGCCGCAACGGCTGAGGGTTCTGTGCAGGGATCACCTGGAGAAAACCGCGACATGGCGCGTTCCACCGTGCACCTGATCGACATGGCCAGAACCTTGGCGGATCAGGCGCTGGATTGTTTGAAACCGCACTAACGCAGTATTGGGGCTGATCTATTTAAACGCTCAAATAAAACAGCCCCGTTTATCCTTCAGCCCGATCAAGAAAGAGCTGTGAAGGCCCAAACAAAGCGCTGAGCCCAGGCTCGTCCTGACACACACTTTCCCGCTCCCAATAAAAAACCCCATAGACGTTAATCTACGGGGTTTCTAAGAGTGGAGGCCGAGGTCGGAATCGAGCCGGAGTAGGCGGATTTGCAATCCACAAATATTCATTTATTTATCAGTGTTTTACGAGATATTCAATTCCGCTTCGTCAATATTTACACAGCGCTGGAGCCCTTTGAAATCAGGCGATTCTATTTTAGTTGCGGAACTGATTCTCTACGCCTGGTCGCGTGCGGTCGAGCCCCCTAGCTCGTCACGCAAGACTTTATTGCGCAGGCCCGTGGAAAGGGATTTGAACCCCTTCGCGTGTTCGTAAGGACCGCTCAGGGCCATTGAATCCAGCAATATTCTTGATGCCCCACGGCTTGCATCGAGCTAAAGCGGCCTCGAATTCGCCCTAATTTTGCCCTAACTCGCGCTCGTTTCATTGCGTTTTCTCAAACGCCTCCGAGATCCGGCTTGCCCTTATCTCTTCGTGATATTGTTCAAAGAAGCGCGAATATCTATTCGAGAAAAGCCATGGACAACACTAGCTACTGTGCCCTCTGCGAAAAGCAAATTGACAGTTCCAACAATTCTCGTGAGCACATCATTCCTCACTCTATCGGTGGCCGACGCAAGATTCGATCGTTCATTTGTATCGATTGCAATAGCAGTTCGGGCGATAGCTGGGACGCAGAGATTTGGCAGCAGTTTTCCCAACTTGCGATGATGCATGGTGTTGATCGAGAACGAGGAGCTCCGCCGAGTATCAAGATTCAGACTATCGACGGGAAAAGTTATCTCCTGCTGCCAGACGGCACCATGACAATCCCCAATTCCACTTATCGAACCGAGCCAGGCGAGAAAGGCCTGAAAATAAAGATATCGGCAAGAGATAAGCCAACCGCTCACAAAATGGTCAAGCAGTTAGCTAGGAAAAACTCGAAGGTGGACGTGGATTCGTTTTTGAGCGGAATGACAGCAACAGAGACCCCCCTTGAGTCACCAGTGACTTTTTCTGCTCAATTTGGCGGAGAGCTAGCCGGCCGCTCAATGGTCAAAACTGCGGTTGCATTAGCAGCAGCTGCTGGAGTGAGTCCTAAGTCTTGCGATACGGCGAATCAGTACTTGAAGGGGGCTACAGTAACGCCACCCTACGCTCATTTCTATTTGCGCGACTTAGTAGCCAATCGACCTTCGACTCATGCCTTTAACTGTGTAAGCGTTGTCGGCCTACCCGATAGGCGAAAACTATTAGGCTATGTTGAGTATTTTTCAATGTCGCGGATCGTCATTATCCTGAGTGAGCAATATGATGGGCCCGCTTTACATACCACCTACGCTTTTAATCCCGCTAGAGCTTCCGAACTCGCACTTGGGGTGAACCTCAATCTATCCGACCATGAGCTAGAGCTAATCCGGTCCAATCAAGCACTGACAGATGAAACCTATGCTGCAGCCCTCAATGAAGGATTCGGCCTCATCTATAAGCGCAGTCAATCTCGACTGATAGAACGAGAAGCAAGCAATGCTTTCGAGCATGCGTGTCAGTCAATGGGCATTCCGAGAGACAGCATCATTCCACCCGAACGAGCTCAAGAGTTCTCCAGTCTCGTTGCCAATCATTTCGTATCGAAAATCGCGCACCTGATTCGTCGCTAGTCATATCTCCGTTATCACCTTCCCAAGCCGATAACGAGAGTTCGACTCCCTTCACCTGCTCCGTTCTTTTCAAGGCCTCCAGCCTACCCCACCGCCACAAGGTGTCTGTTTGTAATAACATACGTGGTGCTCTATTCGTGATCGGTGAAAACGCTAGGCACATCAAGCAGGGCTTGGCGAAGCTACGAACCAATCGCCTCTGACAAAGCAAACCCCGATTGTGTAGGGGTATGTAGGGGATATTGGGGGGAAAGCCCGTGGTGGCTGGCCCTAACGCCCACCAGCATACGATTGCATAAATGCATAACTGGCATTGGATGGCATAGATTGGCGTACGGTTTGCCCCATTTTTGCCCCAACACTATCGACCACTACAGAGAGGCCAAAGCCTGCCCTCACCAGCACAAGGATCTACAAGCACCATGTACGACGTTTCTGCGATGGAGTCGGAACTCCAGAATTCGATGGCTGTAGTTAAGAGGAAAATAAGAACCACATTTGCTGCCGCATTCAAAAACGTTTACTGCAGCGATTTAGTGCCCGACCAGTTTTCAGACCAATCCCCCCCTATTGACTTGGTCTCCCTCGTCAGCATTGCAGATCTTAAACATGTGTTTAGGGGCGCGGGCTTCTACGTCATCCTTTCAGATCGTGCCATAGACGGAAACATCTGCAGTCTACAGCGAGGGACACTTCGTGCGATCTACCGCGGCGAATGCGGAGGAGTACGAAGGCGTGTTCAAAGCCACTTATTCAACGCACAGTACAACGCGGACTACAAAGAGCGCTCCTCCAATTACCTTGCCAAGCCGAAGAACGAAGGAAAGTCTTTCTATGAGCCTCACTGGCCTCATTGCTTGAAGCTTGTTAAAGGTGGGCCGAGTGGGGTCAACATTGATGAGGCACCTCACAGCGGCCACAGGTGGTTTGTACTTGTGCATCGAATGGAGGGCAGCTCCCAACCGTTACGGCAGATTGCGGAGCTCGCATTCGACGACGCTTTCGGGCATCCGGCTGGAAGTCGCGACGTGCGATAACTGGAGTGACGTAACGAGCGATATAGATAGGGATTCGAACCCCCACCTACGCACCTACAGGCCGCTTAAGGCCCATGAAAACAATGCTTTCCACCTTCGCCCTTGTCGTTAGGCGGCGCACAGCGGCCCCGATACTGCCATAATTATGCCCTAAAACGGACTGCCGTTAACCTCGGCTTTTCAGGCTTGGCCAACTTCCTTCAGCGCGGCATCCCCTTGAAGCCTGACCTCTTCTTTTATCTCCGCAATGAGCCTGGCGATCGCGCGGCTTGATCGCAACGTTTTTGGATCAACCCCGGCGACCGTCAACAATTCCTGCTGAGTCACGGGGTCGATCAGCTGAATGTTGAGTGAGTCATACCTGATCGAGCACACGCACCTGGTGGGAAGGAACGCCTTCTCAATTATATGGCGTAACTCTAAGGTAGAGATCATCACGTGACCCTTTAAAACCAATGGATAGAGGCCTTTCGGCGCGGCGATGTGGCTTAGGGAACCTAAATGTAAAAACGTTCAAGTTAGTAAATGTTAGTTTGATTTTTGAGACGTGGTTCACGCATCGTAGCCGCCCTGACAGCCGCCCGTCGCATGGCCATGGAGCTTAGAAGGTAAAGCAGAGTTCGCCTACTGCTACGCTGTTCACTCCACCAGAGGAACGCCAATGCCCAATTCAGACCTACTCCCTTCCCTGCTCTCCAAGATGTACGAAAACCAGTTGGCCCTTGAGGCTTCCATCATGGAGCTATCGAACTGGGTCGAGCAGCGTGGCGCCGCCGATGTAGCCGAGAACGTGCGCGGCGCTCTGCACACCATCGATGAGAACGAGGAGTTCATCAAGCTGACTCTGGCGGTCCTTATGTCGCCCGAGTGATGTTGATCTGGCGCTGAGCGCATCACTACTTGCAAGCAACTGACCACAGCTGATCGAGCTTCGTGGTGTAGCTCTGGCTCATCATTTCCCGGCGCATCCGCCAGTCGGGGTTCGTCGGCACACTAGCCGACCGCAGCGTTCCCCTTCCCCACCTGTCATTGATCTGGTCCACCACGGTCATCACTCTGGTGGCCTCGGCTGGCTGAGACACCGCGAATAGATCGTCCGTGTATTCGCCTGGCTGGCACAGGTTGAGCAACATCACCTCGGCCTTGCTGTATTTGAAGCCTGGGCGGTAGATGTGGTCGAGCGCATCGACGGCAGCTTTGGTCAGCAGCCGCACGTCGTCGGTCGGGTACGGCATGTCCACCACTACCCCATTGGCATACTTGGCTTCTTCGGGGTTAAACATGCCTGTGCGGATGCAGACGCGGACCTTTTTGCAGAGCGAGTTCTGCGCCCGGAGCTTTTCCGAGGCTCGCATCATGTAGGTGGCCACCGCCTCCTTGATCGGCGCCAGCTCGGTCAGGCGCATCCCGAACATCCGGCTACAGCAGATTTCCTGCTTGGGTGGGTCGGGCTCGTCCAGTTCCAGGCATGAGGTGCCGGCCAGTTCGCGGGCGGTCTTCTCGATTACCACACTGAATTTTTTGCGGAGCGTCCAGGGGTCTGCCCTGGCCAGATCCATCGCTGTACTGATGCCCATCGTATCCAGGTGAAGTTTCATCTTCCGGCCGACACCCCACACCTCCGAAACGTCGGTGTTGCGCAATACCCAGTCACGCTTTACCGGATCGGTGATATTCACCACGCCGCCGGTCTGGGCCTGCAGGCGCTTTGCTGTGTGGTTGGCCAGCTTGGCCAGGGTCTTTGTATGGGCGATTCCGACGCCCACCGGAATGCCGGTGCACTGAAAGACACGTGCGCGGATCTGGCGCCCGAGGACATCCAGGCCGGCAATACCGGTCAGGTCGGCGAAGGCCTCATCAATGCTGTAGATCTCGACGGCGGGCACCAGGCTCTCGATCACTGTCATGACCCGCTCACTCATGTCCCCGTACAGGGCGTAATTTGAGGAGAACGGGACAATGCCGTGCTGCTTGAGCTTGTGCTTGATCTGGAAATACGGCTCGCCCATCTTGATGAAAGGCTTAGCGTCGTAGCTTCGGGCGATCACACAGCCGTCGTTGTTGCTGAGCACCACGATGGGCACCTTCGCCAAGTCGGGCCGGAATACACGCTCGCAGCTTGCATAGAAGCTGTTGCAGTCGATCAGCGCAAAGACGGGTGGCGACTCAGACATGGCTGCGTACGGTACTGGTGATCACGCCCCAGATCGACAGTTCGTCGCCCTCCAAAATGTATCGCGCCGGGTATCTCGGGTTCTCCGACAGAAGGATCACCTCTTTCCCGCGCTTACACAGGCGCTTGCAGATAGGGTCATTATTCAGCAGCGCCACGACTACGTGCCCGTGGGCCGGCTCAATAGATCGGTCCACGACCGCCAGGTCACCCTCAAAAATACCCGCGCCCTGCATGCTTTCGCCAGTAATGGCGATCAGATAGACGTGCGGAGCCCTGATATTTAAGACCTCATCCAGTGAGATGTGCTGCTCGATGTGATCGGCAGCCGGCGATGGGAAGCCGGCGGGTACCCGAAAAGAGCAAAAGGGCAGCTTCGTGCCACCCTCGGCAATAGGACCTAAAATTGAGAAGCTCATGACGCAGCCTTTTACAGATACTGTACGAATGTACAGTTAATAACGCGGACGGATTGCGGTCAATTTGATGTAAGAGATATCTGACAAGCGGGCGCGTCAGCCCAACTCATCTGAGTACGCGGCGACGGCCTCTTCGGTCAGTTCCCGCCATTCACCGATGTCGATTACGCCGCGCTCTTTCATGTCGTCAGCCAGCGCCAGGCGCCTCTCGTAAAGCTCCTCCGGTGTGGCTGAGTTGAAGTCCGGATCGTTGCGCAGGGAAAACCACGCCTCCATTGCGTTGATCTGATCGATGTTGATTGTCATGACGAATACCCGGGGCCAGTGTCTACAGTGTAGAGATTGACCTGGTCCCAGCTGTTCATTGGGGCCGACGAGCGGAGATGATTATGTGTGGAAGGATTTCCCAATACAGCGGCATTCACGACTTCGTTGCAGCGCTGAGCATGCCCAATGCCCTGGCGAACTCCGCCGGTGACTTGCCGCTCGAGCGGTACAACGTCGCCCCGACAACCCAAGTCGCCCTGCTCCACCTGCAGGGTGATTTGCTGCACGCGGACCTAGTGCGCTGGGGATGGCGCCCGCACTGGGCCAAAGATCGTGCCGCGCCGATCAATGCCCGCGTAGAGAAGGTGGCCCACGGCCCGTTCTTCCGCGCAATCTGGCCGCACCGGGCAATCACGCCCATCGACAACTGGTTTGAGTGGGTGGACGAAGGCGGACCGAAGAAGCAGCCCTACCTAATCCGCCGGCGGGATGGCGCGCCCGTGCTGTGCGCAGCCATTGGCCAACCACCAGACAGCAATGAAGGCCCGGGCGAGCATGACGGATTCGTGATTATCACCGCCGACAGCGCCGGCGGCATGGTGGACATCCACGACCGGCGGCCGGTTACGCTATCGCCGGAATTGGCTCGCGAATGGCTGGACCCGGCCACGCCCATGGAACGCGCCGAACAGATGGTGATGCTGCAGGGCGAGGCAACCGAGGTGTTCGAGTGGTTCAAAGTTGACCCGGCTATTGGTAATGTACGAAATCATGGGCCTGAATTGATCAAACGATTAGAAACTTAGCTACCTTCGATTTGGCCTACACTGCTCTCTAGCGTTCAACAGTTAGGCATTCCCAATGGAACTCACTGAGCAGCAGATCCTTGAGCAATATTACTTTGAGATGTTCGTTCAACATTACCCTGTACCTAATGGCGCAATCGAATATTCAGACAAACCTGATGTACTCGTAAAAAAAGGTGCCAGAAAACTAGGTATCGAAATAGCTCATCTTTACAAACTTGATGGCAAAGATATCAAAAGCGAGCAAAAGCAAAACGTAATCCGCCGCGAAGTTATTGCACTGGCCGAGCGGCTTTACCTATCGAACGGCAACCGAAAACTTGAAATCTCTTTTGATTTCGATCCCAATTTCCCAATTGAGCGTAAAAGCCTAAAAAAGGCCGCTAACATACTAGCTGCCATTGTTCAGGAAATTTCATCAGAATTCGAAGGGCACTCAAGCTACAAAGCTTTTGAAGCTATGCCAGAGCTACGTTTTTTATATCACAATGGAAAAGAGTACCCAGCTAGTAATTGGCGACTTCAGCAGGGCTTTGATGTCCCGACGTTATCGATCAAACGAGTAAAGTCACTGGTAGCTCAGAAAATCGAAAAACTCAAAAACTACCAGCTATGTGATGCCTATTGGCTGCTTATCATTGTTGAGTTTTGGGACCCCTCTCAAGATCAAGATATTAATTGGCCAAAAGGGGAAAGTATTGGTCCGACGCCCTTCGAGCGAATCTTGATCTATAAACCCGCATTCGAGCAAGTGACCGAAGTGATAAAATAAAATCCGAAAACCAAGGCTGGTAAAAATAAGTGAACTTGGTAATTGATAGTAATCAAATGCAGCACCCTAAGTTACGAGAGTTTCTAAAGAACCCAAAGAACCGTGCAGTGCTTACCGACTTTTCTGCGATGGAGGCATATAAAGGCGATACACTTAATAGCATTTTCAAATCCATGAGTGTAGTTTCTGATTTCCCAAACCAAGTTATAATTCTCAAAGGTTCGGCAAAAATATGCGGCATGAGCGGAAGACAGAAAGGGCTACAACGTAGGCTTATAGATGAAACACAAACCTGCGAATTCCCCAAATTTGCCCATAATCTTCGCGAAGCTGAGTCAGGAAACATACATCTTCGCCGACAACTTCTTGATCTCGGTAAGTCGGCAACTGAACACCTTGAGAAAACAATGCTGATAGACGCAGAGCAAATGCGCGAAGCATTTACGATACTAGGCAATGAGTACACCAAAGAAGAACGGGCAGTCCTCCGTGAGCAACGTATGTACACGTCCTCAATGGTAGACCGGTTAGCCAAAACACTCCTTGTAATCACAGACCAGATATTTACAGATACGCCTATCGTCAGAAAACGCCCCTCATTCCAAGAATTGCCAAACACTTTAATTTTCAGAGTCTCATTGGCCTGCTACGTCATGGCCATTACACGCTCAGCGCAGGGCGGCATGCGCAACATGAGACCAGACAGGCTTCGCAATGATCTAGTTGACATGATTTTTGTCGCGTATGGCACATACTTTGACGGGATCATGTCTGATGATGAAAACGTGAACCTTATGTTTAAAGAAACATGTCTTATGCTTGCAGGACTCTTCAATGCGGAGATCCCTGCGATTAACCGGTTAATAAACGGTAATACATACCATATCAATAAGGCACTTCAATGAACTTCAGCACACTCCCCCTTGAATTCCTTGACGACCTATCATCTTCAATATTAAAAAGTACAAACCCAGAGTTTGTACGAGAAAAACTTAGCCTTATACTCGATCACTACCAAGTCCTAAACTATGAATTCAACTACGACAGCGCGTTCTGGCGAGCAAGAAAATGCATTGATGAAAATGGTTTTTATAATATATCCGAGCTTGGAAGCCCACCCAAAGAGCTTACACGAGCAGGAAGACTTAACGAAATCAACGACCCAATTTTATATACCTCAATCAATCAGTATTCTACGCTAGATGAAATAAGCGCAGAAGAAGGCGACTACATACATATTGTCGCCTACAAGCAGATACCCGACCACGCTTTCTGCTGCGGCACAATCGGAGAAATAACCCACATAAATAGGTGGGGTAGCGGCCTTACTTCTGAAACCGTAGGAAAACTATTAAACGAATTCATGAGTAATATGCCTCATGAATTCGGTAAAAGCTTTGTATTCACTGACGCATTCCTATCCTCTCTATTAAAGGACAAAAATGCAAAGGATACGAACTATATGCACTCTAGAATTTTAGCCAACTTAGTTTTTAGCCGAAACCCACAATTAGATGCGATCGCCTATAGCGGCGTAGCATTGGAGTCTTCTCGTAACTATGCAATAAAGCCTAATTCCGCTAACCGCTTATTACAAGTGGAAGCAAGTCTAGTATTAAAAATCACAAAAAAATACAAGTACGGAATGTATGACTTTCAAATTCTTAAAAACGCAGAAGGGGTAGAGTTTGATGGCAGATTTATATGGTGAGATTTAAGGCGTGTTATACCATATTGAGCGCGAGGCAGTAAGCTCGCGCTGCGCGTGGATTAGAACAATCCTCCAAATGCAGAAGGCTCCCAGTTCATAATCACCAGCTCGCCACTCACCTCAGCCTTTCCCTGACGCTGATTGGTATTGCAATAGCGGATATCGAGCGTCTCAAAGCTAAAGCCGTCAAACACCCGCCGGATGTCTGGGTGATCGTTGATGCTTACCATGACCTTCCCTTTGCAGCGCCGCATGAAGTCAGCCATGCGCTCGTAATTCTCGAAGGGAAAGTCCACGCCATAACCGGCCGTCTGCCAGTAAGGTGGATCCATGTAGTGGAAGGTATGGGCACGGTCGTACCGTTCAGCGCAGTCAAGCCAAGGGAGATTTTCGACATAAGTACCGGACAGTCGCTGCCAGGCGGCCGAGAGGTTTTCCTCGATCCGCAGCAGGTTGATAGCCGGGCCTGTGGTCGCGGTACCAAACGTCTGCCCCGTCACCTTGCCGGCAAAGGCATGGTGCTGCAGGTAGAAAAATCGTGCGGCGCGTTGGATGTCGGTGAGGGTCTCAGGGCGGGTCATCTTCTGCCACTCGAACACCTGGCGGGAGCTGAGCGCCCATTTGAACTGGCGCACGAATTCTTCCAGGTGGTTTTGCACGACGCGGTACAGAGTCACCAGATCGCCATTGATGTCGTTGAGGACCTCAACCGGCGCCGCCTGGGGGCGCATGAAGTAGAGCGCGGCGCCGCCGGCAAAGACTTCAACGTAGCAATCGTGCGGCGGGAAGAGTGGGATGAGGCGGTCGGCCAGGCGGCGTTTGCCGCCCATCCAAGGGATGATGGGTGTGGACATATAAAAGCAAGACCTTTGCTGTATGGATAAACAGTGCTAGGCTCGCTCCGCTTTGTGCACGAAGCAGGAGCCTTGGCTGGACTTGCAGGGACATTCTGCGGGGAAGGTGGCCGGGTAGGATGTTGACGCATTCTGTCCGGCCGCTCCTTTTACTTCGGTGTAGAGACTTCTTTTGCGTAGGCCTGACAGGCCCGCAGGGCGATCAATCCTTGGTCGCCGGTATCGGTGATTCCGATAATTCGTTGAGCATGCGCTGGGTCAAGTCGGGCTCTTGTGGTGCCATGAACCACGCGGCCGGTGGCGGCGGTTGGCACTGAACAACTGCTGATGGAGTCGGTGGCGGCGAGTACGACTGACAGCCGCAGATCAGCAGTAGCCAGGCGATCACGCAGACGAGCCTGCTTCGTTTGCTCATCGGTCAATTCCTTATGGTAGGTTTCATCTTTGTTCTGCAGGCGCTGTTCCAGGGCAAAGCGCCTGTCCTGCTCTTTGCGCTGCAGGGCGGCAGCGGCTTGGGATAACTCGTTGAGGGTGTCCGCTTGCAACCGGGATTGGCGCTCCAGCACACGGCCATAACGCCAGTCCTGGACAGTCCAGGCCAACGCCGCAGATCCGGCGACCACCATCAACAACAGCACGCCGGCGGCAGCGATACGGAACTGCACAGGGATCAGGTCGAAGAGACGCATAACACCGCCCTCGCCCTGGCCCACAGCTGCAGCCGATCCTCCAGGCCGTTGAGGCCACCATTGATCCGGCGGGTGATAGTGTTGAACTGCTCCTGATCCGCGAGGGCATTCAACCCGTTCACCGACCAGAACCACGCTGCCGACTCGGCCGCCCATTGAGGCAGTTCGAGCAATTCCGGCGTGCGTAGCAATCGCTCATCGCCGAACAGTGCCAAGCTGCAGCGAAGGTAGTTATCGTGGCCGGTGATTTGTATCAGCCCGCGACCAAGATAGCGTTGGCCATCCCCATCTGCTGCAGGTGTGTTGCCCAGATTCGCGGCCAGTTTTCCAGTGTCGTACTTGCTCAGGTACTGATCGCCGCCCAGCTCGCGGACGTACAGCAGTTGCCCTGACTCGTGACCGACCTGCGCCAGGAACGCGGCTTGGCGCTTCGGCGTATTGATCTGTCGATTCGTCATTGCTGTGTTCAGAGCAGATACAAAAACGCCCGCTTGGCGGCGGGCGTTCGGCATGATGCGTTGCAGCTGTTGTTCGGTGACGGACATAAAAACTCCAGACATAAAAAACCGCACTAAAGCGGCGATGGGGTGCTTTAAGGCGCGTTCACATTCACGACCTTGAGAGGTGGCTTAGCCTTCTTTTTCTTGCCCTTGGATTTACCTTTCTTGCCGGCATTGCACTCAACAGTGGTCGACCAGCCGGATTGGGTGAACACCTGCTCCACCGAGTCCGCCAAATACTCACCATCAAGGCCGACCTTGAAGCCCTGGGCGTCGATCAGGCGTTCGGCAAAAACATCTGTCCGGCCAGGCATCTCGAAACGCACGTCGGCGGTCGAGCGATTGAACGCCGCTAACCGAGCTTTTGCGGCGGCCTCGGCGGCGGTCTTGTTCGGGTAGATATGCCGGTCGGTATGCACCGCCGGCAATCCATCCGGTGCGTCGTCGTTATCAACGGTGACGACTGCCAACTTGCCGTCCTTCTTATTCTGATGCTTGGTCGCCACGGCCTTGTGCGAGTTGCGATCCCCAAGGCTGAATTGCCATCGGCTGAGATCGCTACGGGTTAGAGTAATCGCGCCGAACGCCTTGCCGCTGGCTGTCTGGCCAGCCTGACGCGGCATCACCAACAGCTTGCCGTCGGCCACCTTGGCCGTGCAGTCGTATTGCTTGGCCAGGCGCGTGATGAAATTAAAATCGGACTCGTTGAGCTGGTCCACCCGGGCGACTTTGGTAGCCACCGGGCACACCGCTTGCCAACCATTGCGAGCCGCGATATCGGCCACGATCTTCGACAGCGGCACATCCTCCCAGCTTCCGCTACGGATGGTCTTGCCACTGCCGCGCATGTCGCTGGCCTTGCCCTTAATCACTATCGTATCCGGCGGCCCCGACACTTCGACCGTATCCACCGCGTAACGCCCCAAGCGCACTAAGGACGTTTCGGCATAGCCCAGGTAGATCTCGATAGAGCTGCCACGCCGAGGCAGCACCACCTGGCCGTCCCGGTCATCAATGCGCAACTCAAACTCGTCGGACTCCATCCCGGGCTTGTCAGAGGTGCGAAGCAACAACAACCGGTCATTGATTTTGGCCGTAACATCGGCTCCATCAGCCACGATTCTAAACATAGGGGTCATGGAATTTTTCCAAAAAAAAGCCCGCGCGTGGCGGGTCAAAAACAAATGGTTGTTACGACGGCGTCGGTAGCGCCCGAGGTCAATCCCACAAGCTGACGCCCTCCCCGGTCGGTCTGGGCAGATCCGGCAGGTAGATCACCACACCGGCTCGGTAGGGCTGGGGCTCATCCGCCAGCCCCTGATTGGCGTCCAGCACCGCCTCGGTGCTGCCGTTCAGATGGCCATAAACGTTATGGCAAATGACATCGAGCATGTCCCCATCAGACGTTCTGCATGTCGTCGCCATAGCGCACAAACTCCAGACTGAACCCTTGTTTACGCGGAATCCCGCCGTGCAATAGCGCGCCCTGTTCCTCGTTGATGCTTTTCAGGCACCAGGTGCCAATCACATCGCCATAGCCCGTGGTCAGGCTCAACGGCTGAAGCCTAGCCCCGATGCTGCGCAACGTGTCGAGTTGCTTAAGCCCGCCCTTGAAGCCCGGGTAAATCGTCCCTTTGAGCGTTAACTTTTCGTCTCCCATGCCTACGGCCTGCTGTGCCGGGCGGCGCGACAGTCGCTCTTGTGAGGCCCAACGGAATTCGGTCGAGCGGCTAAGCTCATCGAAGGCCGCGGTGTCTAGGTTGAAGTAATAGGGCTGCTCCTTGGGATCACGCGGCTGGATGATCAGCAAATGCGGGAACGGCTTTACCGCTTCCGGCGCCGGGGTGGCATCCGTGGCAAACGCACTGGTAGGCACGATGTTGGCCAGCGACGGGCTGACGTTTCCGGCTATCTTGTTGATCGCCGTTGCAGCCTTGCCCGCCTGTTCCTTCAGCGCACCCATTCGCTCCTGCACCTCGGCGGCCGCCCGCGTTGCACGGCCGTACACGGCTACTACCTGGCCGACCTTGGACTGTGCTGCATCCACGCCACGCATTACCCGCTGTAGCTTGGCGCCGACACTCGGCCCCACGAACGGGATATTTTCCAGCTCGGACGCGGCGCCGGTTAATTCCGAAATGGCGCTGTTGACCGGCCCCAGCATGCCGTCAGCACTGCGCCGCCCAGCCTCCCCAGCTTCGACCAGGTACTTGAGGCCCGACAGCAATTGTTCCATGTAAGCCATGGACGCCTCCTTACAGGTGCGGTTCGTCGTATAGCTTCGCAGCGTTTTGTTTCGCCGCATCCGCCATCATTAACCGCATATGCGGCATGAGATCCTGCGCCAAGCGTTGTGGATCTTTCACATCCCCTTGCACCGTTACCGGCATGCTCAGCGAGTACTCAAACTTTTGATCCACATTCGCCGGGACAGGCTTCTCAGGCTCTTTGGGCTGAATTGCCACGGCCGCCGATTTGGCCGGCGCAGACACGGCCAGGGAGCGCGCTGCATCCCCCGGCGCGGGCACCTGAGTTGCCGGCGCCATCAGCAGCGCACCCGTACCGTTCGCGCCACTATATGACTTGCCCATGGTGGCCAGAGTTGGAATAGCTGGCCCCGGCCGGGGCGCCATCAGCAATGGCGTTACCGGCGGGTCGGGCTTTTCGTCATCCCCGCCAAACCACGACTTACCCGCAGCGCCGCCCAGGGCAGAACCACCCATGCTGCCGAAGTAAGCGCCCACCAGCCCGCCAATAGCGGTACCGATGATCGGCACCACTGAACCAATAGCGGCCCCTGCCGCAGCGCCCGCCATAGTGCCGGCGAGGTTGCCAGCGGCCGCACCATAACCCTCGGCCTGCTCGTCCTTAGTTTTGGCGTTTTCGTAGGTGTCGAAGGCCATGGCGCCCGCCTCCATCAGCGAGCCCCCGGGGATCATCTTGGCGGCTTTGCCGATCTTACCGACCGCTTGCACTACCCCGCCCAGCCGGGCCATCGCACCGTTAGGCACCGGTACCGGTGGAATCGGCGGGCGTGGGATTGGCACTGGCGGACGTGGACCCGGTACCGGCGGACGTGGTACTGGCGGCCGACGACGTGAGGGATTACGCCTTGAACCCCGACCGCGCCGGCGTGCTTCGCCTGGCCCTCCAGAGCCCCCACCCATTGCACTCGCGTTAACGACGAAAACCTTCTTAACGCCGTCTTCACCTGCCTTCGAGTCACCACTTGCGCCGCCGTCGTCGTCGCCAGACACAGCGTCTTTAGCTAGCGAAACCACCTTAAGGCCAGTCGCGACAAGGTCGAATTTTCCAGGCTTCTTGTCGCTATCGCCATCCGCTTCGTCGTCGCCATCGGCAGGCTGGCCCTTAAAGGCCGCTACCGCCTTGAGCCCGGTCTCGACCAACGACAGCGCTTTGCCGGCCTTGCCTTTGGGCTCAGCATCATCGCCGCCACTCTTGCCATCCTCGGCATTGGTCACAAAGACTTTTTGCACTTCGCCGGACTTGCCGCCCAACGAGCCCCGCGCCACATTGAGCAATCCTTTGGCGATTTTGAACGAGCTAAGCAGTCCTTTTAGCGCGATCAACCCACCGCCAACTGCCGCAATACCCGTCACCACCCCTGGCGCGCTATCAGACAGCGAGGTAATGCCCTTGGTTACTCGGGTCAGCGTTTCGGCCACGGTGTCCGTGACGGGGCGCAGAGCATCCCCCACGCTACGCATGGCGTCATCCATCGACTGGGCCATTTCGGCCCACTTCTGCGACGACGCTTCACGCCTCTCGCTGAGGTTTTTGTCGAGGATGCCGGTAGCATCGCGCGAATCGTTTTTGAGCTGGCTGTACAGCGCCTTGTTCTGCATGTAGGCAGAAAGCGCGGCCTTGACCTGCATGTCAGCGAACAGGTCGCCAGTGCGCAAGGACTCCTCCAGCGAGGCCATCATGGCCTTAGCTTTCTCTGGGTCGGATTCCTTGCTGATTTTCGCCGTTGCCTCGGCCATTGCCGCCGCGCGCTTAGGATCGGTGGCTTGGATGTACTTCTGAGCCAACGCCATGCTGGTTTCCAGCGTCGACATACCGTTCTGCAAACCGGTTTGCATCGAGCCCTTGTAGTCGATACCGGCCTTGCCATACGCCTTGACGGTTTCGCCTGAGCCGATTTTGCCCATCCAGTTTTTGAGGTTGTTGGCCGCCTCATCAGCGCCGCCGGCAGACTTCATCTGTACTTGCAGCATGGCACCCAACTGTGTCACCGCATCCATGCCAGTGATGCCCAGGCTGCCCATGTTCGCCAACAATTCAGGAAACCATTTAGCCATGTCGGCCGCTTCAAAGCTGCCCGCTTGCCCTTGATAGGCAATTGCCTCCAGCGCCTGCTGCATCTCCTTGGGGTCGGTAATCTTGGCGTTTTGCCCCAGGGCGTTGATCATCTTCGCCGTGTCGACACCGTTCGACCCTTGGCCCACGACAAACTTGGCCGCGACCGGCGCATATTCCAGCGCCTTGCTCAACTCCATGCCGGCGCCGACCAACTGGTTAACCACGTCGGCGACGTCATTGCGCGCCATGCCGGTGCCGCGCGAGGTGTCAATAATCTTGCGCGACATCTCCTTTTCTTGAGGTTTGTTGGCAATGCCGGCCTTGATCGCGATGTCACGAACAATGGCGCCAAAGTCCGCGCTGACCTTCGTCGGAACGGCCAGCACACCGACACCCACGACAGCGGCGCCGACAGCGCTTTTCATGCCAGCTTTACCGGCATCGAGCTGCTGATGCCCCTTGGCTTTAAGCTCGGCTTTGTTGGCCGCTTGCCCCATAGACCGATAGGCCTTCTCCAAACGGCCAACCTCGATCCCCTGCTTTTTTAAACTGTCGAGGTTGGAGTTCAACCGGCCCAGCAGCTTTGAAGCCCCTGCTGAGCCGCTGTCGTGGGCTTTCTTCCACTCATCCCGCAGGCGAATCGTGTCACCGATAGCACTTTGCAGAACGCGCGACTTTTTGCCTTCCGCCTCAAGGCGCTTGATTCGCCCCGTAACGTCCTTGAATGCAGCGCCGACCGTCGAACTGACGGCGCCGCCAATCACTAGCCCGAGGGCGAGTTTGTTAGCCATGTCTTGGCCCCCATTTGCGCAGCCTTATCGACGGCAGCTCAATCCGTGAGCCACCACACCATCTCAGCAAACGGCATTGACTGAATCTCGGCAGCGGAAAATCCTGTTTCCGCCGCCAGACGTTTCGCGGCCATTTTTATAACGCCAGGATCAAAGCCCGTCGTCTTGGTCCATACGAAAATAGCCGGCCTGCAAACGGTTAAAATCCACCAACTTCAGGCCCTCCAGATCCGCGACAGGCGCACCGGACAGCGCGGCAAACAACACCAGCTCGCGCTGCTCGTCATCACCAGCCGCGTCACGATTAGCTGCGCGCACATCGCCCACTGTCGGGGAGCGCAGAGCCAATTTATCAACCAACACCCCGTTGATTTCGTTCGGGCAAGAAAGCGTAACCAAGGCCTGATCGGTGGTGACAGACAGCCACGGTGGCATCACCGCCGTGTAGTCAGTATCAGGTACCAGGTGCGAATAAGCGGCCTGAACACGGCGATAGTCCGCAAGTTTGAGGCCTTCAAGATCCTTAACGCCCACATCGGCCAAGCCAGCGAACAGCATCAGCTCACGCTGTTCCTCGTCGCCATTGGACGCCTTATCGGCTGCCCGCACTTCGCGCACCGCCGGGGCACGCAAGGTAAATGTCTCGACCAGCACGCCGTTGGCATTGCTTGGCCGCGTGAGCGTAACGACCGCAGCGAGCGCGCTGAGCGACAACCAGGCCGGTACTTTCTTAGCAGTTGCTTGATTCATCTGGGTCTATCCCTTACATGCCGAGCGCGTTGCGCACTTCGAGGAGTTGGTCTTTGCCGTCGATCACCTGCACGCCGGCGACCATGTCGATTTCGTACATGAGGCGCCCGTCGATTTCGAGCTTGTAGTAAGCGACCGCGATGGCGTATTTAATCTCGGCCGGATCACCGGCTTTCCAGTCGCCCAGGTCGACCTCTTTGAGTCGACCGCGCAAGGTTGCGACAACGGCCGTCACAGCCCCTTTCTGCCCCTTGAAGGCGCCCCGGAACGTCGCGTTAAAAGCGCTGCCATCGGCCAGGCCGAAGTACTTCAGCGACTCACGGCGCACGCCTTTGGTAACAAAGGACGCCTCCATTTTTTCCAGGCCTTGGTCCATCTCAATGGCGCCGGCCATGCCGCCAGCGCGATATTCATCGGTCTTGGTAGTCAGCTTTGGCAGCGTCAGGCTAGGCACGTCGCCGGCGAAGTTCACGCCGTCGACAAACAGGTTGGTGTTAAACAAAGTTTGAGGAATCATTGACGGTGCCCCTTAGGCTGCTTCAAGAACTTCGGTCATCCACTGATCGGTGACTTCGAAAAGGAAATTCGGGTTTTCGGCCGGCGGTACGTCGGTGAAACGGATGCGCCAATAAACCTTGCCCTGGGCAATTTGGCTGGCCGTGTTCAGCTCGGTGTCCGGGAAAACTTCGAAGTTGATAATTGCGCCCTGGGCTTTCAGGTCGCGCATGAAGGCTTCCAGGCCGTCCGTCACATCCTTGACGTAGGTCTTGGTGATTGAGCGGTCTACCGCCCACTTGTGGCCGGCCTGCACCGCATCCATGAGGATGAACAGCGTACGAACACGGGTAACGAAGGCCCACTTGGGATCACTCGACAAGGTGCGGTTACCCCATAGGCGATAGCCGTCATCGCGGATGATCGTTGCGATATTGGCGTTGTTTAGCAGGTTGGCCCGGCACGTCGCGTCACCGTCCAGATACTCCACAGCCCGGGTCGTGCCGGTGATGCCGGTAAATTCCTTGTTCGACGGCGAGGCCCAGAAGCCGTACTCCGCATCTGTCCAGGCAAACAAGCCAGCGGCCCAGGCTGAACCCGGGGCGTCCACGGTCTTGCTGAGGTCGGTGTCCCAGTACTGAACACCGGGGTCAACCATGAACAGGTTACGGCTGCCGAAGTTATCGGCGTAAAGCATGGCGGCCTCGTCCGTAGTGCCAGGACCGTCGAGAATGCCGATAGCCCGGAGCTTCTGCGCCAGGCTATCGAGCGCGGTGGCAACCGCCTGAGTGGCTGTATGACCCGGCGCAATCAACAGTCGCGGCTGCGCGTTGAACAGGCTTTTGCCATCGAGCAAAGCTTGCAGGCCGGTGCGCTGACCCGACGCCAAAACACCGCCGATAATCGCCGAGGTTTGCAGCGCGGAGTCTTCCAGCTTCGGCACGCCGATAGCGACGATTACCGCCTTGGTCTTGGTATAGATCGCCTTACAAGCCTTAGTGATCGCCGAGTCAGCGCCAAAAGCGGCGATGGCTTCGCGCTCGGTGGTGATCAACTTCAACTCGCCGGCCTTGGCAGTACCGCCGCCGAGGACGCCCGGGGCGAAGGTGTCGCACAGCCCAATGATCGACGACGACGGCAGCGAGATGGTGCGTGCGCCGGTATCAACCGAAGTCGTGGTGACGCCGTGAAAGAAACTCATAAAGGTCAATCTCCAGAATTGGAAAAGCCCCGCACAAGCGAGGCTTTCAAGGTTTAACAGGGATAAAAACACCCCAACATAGCTGGGTATTTTTCGGCTTGGGCGAGCGCGGGGGCCTGTAAGTTGAATGGATACCGGTACTGGCGAGGTTACTGCGACTGGTCGGCAATCCACTCGGGTACGCCGGGGCGTTCATCTGATGCTGGGAACGCGGAGGCCTGCGGCCAATCGCGAAGCGCTTGGATGTACACGAGTAGTTCATGAAACTGGATCGCCGAGAGCGTTGGTGCTACACCGATTTCCTGTTGGTCGCGGTGACGCTCCCGAAGCCATTTGACCGCTTCGATTTCGGTATCTCGCCACAGACGCTCTGCCATGATCAAGCCCGCTTGGCGCAAGTTGTCGTCGAGCACCCACTCGGCAGTGTCCCAGCGATAACCCATTCCCGGATAGGGTATTGCGGTCACACTTTCGGGGAGCGTTCCCAGCTCCTGCCACTGCGTCGCCTGACCTGTGTCTGTCTGATAGACAATGCCCCGATGATCAGGAACCAGACTCCAGACCAGATTGCTGTCAGCTACATGCACAGCTGCAAAACCCGGTTCCGCATCGGGTGGGGGCTCAGCAAATGCCATAGCAGGGATTAACCAGTGTCCCTCCTCAAGTGGATCTGGGTCGGCATGGCAAGGCCCGAGATATTCGCCGGTAAGGGGGTGGGCCTGGTACACCACCAGCGTGGATTCATTCATGGATCACCTCAGTATTTGATGCACATAAGTCGCGCGGTGCTGCGTGGGCGGGCCTCGCTTCCGCCGGAGGACGAGGTCGAATACTGAACCTGACCTGGGCTCACCCCTGCGATACCGGTTGCACTGAGGCCATAGTTGGTACTGTGGACAGCGCCATACAGGTGGCTGTGGTCCTTGTTTTGGGAGTCTTGCCAGCTACCTACCGCCCGGCCTGGATCAATTCCCCGGCCATCGTCAGCACCTCGAATAAATTCGCCACGGCTGTCGGGAAGGTTGAACGTCGTGCTGCCGTCGCCCGCGCCATAGGTTGTGCCGATTGCAGCGAACAGATTTGCATACGCAGTACGCGAAACCGCCGAGCCGTTTTCCTTGAGGAACCCTACAGGAACGCTTGGCCCGGCAAAGGCGATGGTAGTTCCCGGCGGTAGGATGTTATTCGGGTCAAGGTTCCCGGTGTGCCATAGCTTACGAGTGTTGCCCCATACGCCATTAGAACGGCCACCACGAACGTAGATATCAGGTTCGACCAACCCTTGCCGAAAGCCGATCTGACCGGCGTACCCTGAGTTGCCATATGGAATGTTGACCAGACCGACGTTGTTGGCAAAGCCGGTGCCGCCATCGCCGTAATAATAAAAACCGCCTGGTAAGCCAACCGTATCGATTCCCATCATTGGCGCAGCAGTAGCGCCCAAACCGTACTGACCAATCGACAGTGCATCAGTGATGCTGTAGCCCGCGAGCGTGGTTGCTTTAGCCGCTTTTCCATTTAGCGCGGTCAAGATAGTGGTGGAAAAATTCGGATCATTTCCCAGAGCCGTAGCCAGCTCTTTGAGCGTGTCGAGCGCACCCGGTGCTCCGTCCATTACCGCTGTGATCGCGTCTTGGACAGACTTTTGCACAAAGGCAGTGTTAGCCAGCAAAGAGTTGTTGGACCCGTTGGGGGCGGTTGGACATCCCGGTGCACCAGTGAAAACAGGGCTAGCAAGCGGAGCTTTGAGGTTAAGCGCGCTATCTATCTGGCCCATCGTGTAGGCGTTGGTGATGCCATAGCCAGCCAGGGTAGTAGCCTTGTTCGCCTTGGTGGTCGGGTCAAAGTTGCCGGTGTGAAATAGCTCGCGAGTCGCTGTCCATACGTTGGCCGATTTACCGCCGCGCACTAAAATTCTTGGTTCTGTGTTGCCTTGCTCGAAACCAATTTGGCCGGCATACGTGTTGGCGCCATAGGGGATGTTTACCAGACCTACGTTATTTCCGAAGGTGGTCCCGCCAGCGCCATAGTAGTAAAAACCACCAGGCAGGCCGATGGTATCGACCCCCATCACCGGTGCACTCGTCGCCCCCAAACCATACTGACCAATCGCCAGCGCATTGGTAATGCCGAACCCCTCTAAAGTGCTTGGATTACGACCAGACACAACTACGCCACGCTTGTCCGTCGTGACTTGAAACCAAGTGCCAGGCGTTTTATTCGGCGGTAGGACCGCTTCGATGGAAAGGTCCACGTACTCGCGAGTGGCCAGGACAATCGCAGGATCGATCTTCAACACCACGTTGGTGATGCTGGAAACAATGAAGTTCATACGCACGATCTGCGTGCGGCCGGAGCCTTGAGCCAGCAGCGGCTTGAAGCTCGGCGCGCAGTTAGCTACTGCCACTAAATCGCCGTCGGAATCGTAAAGGCCAATCTCGCGCACCCACCAGCCACCTACATCGGCGGGGATTACCTGCTCGGCGACCAATACCGAGGGATTGGCGGGATCGATTTTGAGCTGATTGAGTGGCGCGCGGCGGCGCTCGTTGATCAGTTTGGTTTGCAGGCGACTGGGAACGGGGTCTGTGCCGCTCGCATCGCCGACACCTAAGTGTGTGAGTTTCCACGGAACGCCCAAGGCGTTTGCATTGGCCTGCTTGGCTTCACCGACAGCGGTGAGGATGGCAAAAAACTGCGAGTTGGAATCGATCATGGGTACACGTCCAGGGTATCAATGGTGTGTTCGCGGGCAACGGCTCCGAGATAGCCGGTGACTTCAATGTGGCGTTGCATTGGCGGATAGACGCTGATTTCATCGCCTTCATAAACCGTCACGCCTACGCCTAATAGGCCTTGGGTTTCCAGGCTGATTGCTAGACCCGTCAGGTGGCGAGTGACCGGCCTGGCGTCGTCGATCAGGCGTTCAAGTTCCTGATACATTTCCTCGGTGATACCGGTATCGAGGACACCGACCGTCAGCGCGAAAGTGCCCGGCACGCCCTCCGGATCGGTGTTGAACCACTCGATAATTTCAATCAGGTAGCCCAGGGGCTCGACCACCCGGCGCAGCGCGCCGATGGTCCCTTTGTGGGCATGGATGTAGTAAGAGGCCTTAATGGCTCCGCGCTTGACCGCCTCGGTCCATCGGTAGTCCCAGCGATCCACCGACCATGCCCACGCCAGATGCGGTAGCAAATGCACCGGACAGGTATCGGCGTTGTAGAGGTCGCGCAGCGGGACAATCGTCTTCTCGAAAAACGCGGCCTCTATGGCCCGTTCCAGTTGCGAGCTATTGATCGGCAGTAGGCTTTTCATATCAGACCGCCAGATTCACGGTGTAGCCCGTACAGAACGCCGCCTGCGCCTTGGTGGGCACCAAGTCCTGCCAGCCTGTCAGCTCCACCCGAGAAACGCCGGCAACGTGCAACTGAGCGTCTACAGCGGACCGGGCGACCTCGACGCCCAGCCGTTTGCGCGGATTGATCCAGGCCGCCAATCGACTTTTCGCCTCGGCCAAACTGGCATCCGCTTCGGGGCCGGCGCTGGCCATGTGCAGAATCGCGTTAACTCGGTAGCGGATCACTTGCGCGCTCTGCACTGTCACCCGATCCCCTACCGGCCGCACGTCGTCGTCATTCAGCGCGGTGGCCACAGTCGTCAGCAGCTCCGGCGACGCCTCGCCTTCCCCATCCAAACCCAGCACCGTTACCGTAACGAAACACGGGGCCGGGCTTTCGGCCGTGGCATCTGCCACCAACCCCGAGGCGTTGCGTGCGTGCAGGATGTAGCTGTTACGCGGACCTGCCGTGGTCAATCCTTCATAGGCCAACTGGATACGCTCGCGAAACGGATCGTCGTCCTCCTTGGCCTCCGGCACCGGTGGCACCGCCAGCAGATCCTCGGCTTGAATGACCAGCCGCTTCAGATTGACGTTGGCCCCCAAGTGATCGAGGTCACCGCCTATGGCGTGTGCCAGTAACAGTGCTTTGCCAGCGTCATTGACCCGCGCACGGTTGCCGACCTTGATGTAAGCGCCGAGCTCAAGCACCTTAGTCACCGGATCGCTTTCAAGCGCGGCGGTCCAGTTGCCGCCCATGTACCCGCGAAAGACGCCCAGCCCTTCCTGATAAACCTCTTCGAAGTCCAGAGGCTCCAACACGCTCGGCGCCGGCAACGACGACAAATCAACGATACTCATACGCCCACCTCCAACATGACGCTGTCGCCCAGGTACTCACCGGCGATTTTCAGGTTGATTTGCCCGCCGATAACGGAAATGACGCGCACCTGATCCAGCTTCAAACGCGGCTCCCAGCGCCCCAAGGCCCTAGCAACTTCTGCCTGTACGGAGCTTTTCCAGCCCTCATTAACGGGCAAGTCAACAAACCGGCGCAGCTTGCTGCCGTAATCCATACGGTGCCGACGACTGCCCAACGGCGTGCTCAAGATGTCTGTAACGGACTGGCGTAAATGCGCGACGCCGGAAATAGGCAGGCCTGTATGGCGGTCCATTCCGATCATTTAATTACTCCAGCAATTGCTCCAGATCTGGATGCGCTTTCAAGAAGGCATATTGATCATCGTCGCCAGCCGTAACGCGACTAGCAACGACAGCAAGCTGGCCGCCGCTCGGCATGATCAAGGTGCGAGAGGTGAAAACCTTATCGCGAAAAATACGTAAGGTTGCGTCAGACGCAACCGGGCCAGCCGTTGCGGGAAACCCCACCGGTGCTGGTTTCACTCCCGGTACTGCAATGGCTTCGCTGACGGCAGCATCACCCTCAGTCTTAGACTTACTCATAAGGCACACTCCAGATATGAAAAAGCCCACACTGGGTGGGCTGTTGTAAGTTGAAATTAATGCGTGTGGTGGTTGCTGTTGCCACCGGCATCAATGATCGCGCCGGCACTTGTGATGCCTTTCGTGACGTGTAACGCGCCATCGATGGTCACCGCCGCTTTCAGGTTGATGTTGCCGGTGGTCACGTTCACGGCGCTGTCCGTGATGACCGCCTCAGTGCTGGCGACTTTGATGGTCACCGTGCCGCTGGGCAGAGTGATGCTGTAGCTCTTGGCTTGCCAGTCGTAGATCAGTGAACCGCCGTCATCAAAGCGCCAGACTTCCACATGATCGCGGTTATCCGGCGGGGGGCCGGCATTACCATACAACCCGGGAATGAAGGTGCCTTGTGCCACGTCACCGCTAGCGCTGACCAACGTCCCCTGCTCGCCCATAGACGGCGCCCGCCAGTGCCTGGCCTTCCCGGCTGCGATACTGTGCCAACGCACCCAAGCGCTAACCCATTCGCCATCCGACACCCGGCACATGGGTGGAGAGGCAGCCAGATCGAGCGCCACCACATAACAAGCCTTGACCAGGCCCGCGAGCATGCGGTCATGTTGGGCGCTGGCGTAGCCGCTCAAACGTCCTCCGCTGGCACAAAGTCCTCTTTGGCATTGTTGTTAAATCCGAATATCAGCATGCCCGGTGGCTGATCAGGCCAAGGCCACTCTTCAGGGCCGACGTACACCTGCTGCGTCCATTCCACCAGCCAGACGGTGTAACCATCCAACACCGGCTGAGTCCAGTCCTGCACGGCCTGAACGAACTCAGCCGGTTCGACTTCAAGCCCCCAGGTCTGCGCCCGAAGTATGACGGCGAGCTGAGTAACGAGTTGCACCGCCTGCTGCTGATGCATGGGCTGGATTGGGTCAACAATGATGCGCGCTTCAAATTTGCACACCAACGTAGTTTCGCCCGTGCCGATATCGACACCGGGCTCAATCTCGGCCAGCTCCAGAAACACCGCCGGCAACGCAATGCGGTCCTGGATGTCGGGCCAGGCCCTCACGGTCTGAACTCCTGGCAGATGCCTCACCAGGTGGTGCTCGACCGCTTGGTATAGCTGATCCAAGCTGAAAGGTTCGTCAGCCATTACCCGTTCCTCTTGAGGTACTTCTGCAGCTCAAAGTTGAGTTCCTGCTTTAGGATCTCCAGCAAGCGTTCATCGGCCTTTTGTACCCAGCTTTCAAAGTGCGGACGGGCTTGCTCCAGAGACACTTTGGCCTTGGCCAGCGGAAAGCGGCTGCCGTTTTCCGCAACCCACCCTGAACTTGGCCCTCGACCGGGTGACACCGTGCTATCGGGATAATCGTCTGCGTTGAAATGCTTGCTCGCAGTACGAATCCAGATGTCTGCTTTGTTGCCGTAGACCTTTTTTAGGAACGCGCCCTGGTACCGCCGCCCGGCCACCGAAACACCACTGCCGGTCTGCCGCGCTCGTCCGATTCGGCTGGACTCAATGGCGTTTAAACCAAACCACAGCTTGCCGCTCGCAGATCCGCCAGACACGGGGTAACTGCGCAACCGCTGACGCACCGCCGCAACAGCAATGCGCTCCTGGCGACTGACTGCCCGGGCGATGTGCGTGCGCAACCACCCCAGAGTCTTGTTTATCGCTCGACGTTGCGCCGTAGCCGCTGCCTTGGGCACCAACTTGGCGAAGTCCTGAAACGCCTGGAGGTCTGCGGCCGAGGACTGGATAGAGATCATCCCGCCGCCAGCGGAGGGCTTGTAGTAGCTACCGACACTCATGGGCGTAACCTCAAGATCAGGGCCACCAGACCGTCGCCGCTCGGCTCCAACTGCAGCAGGTCGTAATCGCCGCCGCCATCCAAGGCAGGGAGATCGATGCTGACCAACAGCCCACGCACAAGGCCCTCCGAATCGCTGACGCGAATTTCAAACCGAGGCTCGCGCAAGCCGGTATTCAGCTTGCCGAGCTTGGGCTGTAACCAGGGTGCAGCGAACATGCCGAGCACTGGTTGTTCGCGACCCTCGATCCGTGCGGTATCGCCCAGTGTTTCGAACACCACCGCGTCGACTTCGGCGACCAGGTCGCGAAAGCTCACGGTCAGAGCTCCAGCAGGATCTGCGCCAGGGGCCGCGTGCACAGGTGCAGCGGGTTTGACTGAGCTTCACCGGCCACGCCCTTGTTGAACGGCAGCGGCTCGATCTTGCTGTAGTACGGGATGCCCTGGGTATTGACCGTTTCCATATAGTCGGCCGGTGCAAAGGACGAGATATACAGATCCGGGACGCCTTCAGGAATCAGCAGCGCCTTGTCGTCATGGACAAAAGAAACTCCCGCCACCTTGCCGCGATAGCGCTCCCAGACGATCCCGCCGAACTCGAAACTCTCACGGGCATCGCCACGCAGGGACGCGGCCTGCATGGTGTTGAGGTAGGTCTCTTTGACCGACTTGTGGACGATCAGCTTGTTCCAGAAATTTTTGCCGCAGAAGGCGCGGGAGCCGGTGCTGGTGATGCTGCCCAGAGCTTCCTCTTGCATATCGAGCGCTTCACCGGCACGGATACGCAGCTCAGTGTCCGGGTTGCCCAAGCCCATCGGCAGCTTCTTACGAACCACGCCGAACGTCTTGTAGATATCCAGCAGCGAGGTCTTGCCGTCAGCATCCAGGATTTGTCCATTCAGGGCGCCCATGCGCTGGAATTCATGAGTGGCATCCAACTGACGCCGGGCCTTCGCCAAGCGCTTGTTGACCACATCCTGCACAGACTGCAACTCTGTGCGCGAGCCAAAAGCTCGGATGCCCTGGATCTCATCCGCCTTGATGGCAAAGCGTTCGGGCAGGTGCACAGTGTTGAAGGGAATCATCTGACGCTTGGTCCCGCCGACAACCAGGCCCGAGGTGCCACGCTCACCGGCTGGCACCAGCGCCAGGGTGTCGCCATCCTTCTCGATCTGCACGGTCAGGGTGCTGATGCCCTCTTCACGGAACAGGCCCAGGCTGCTGATGCGTCCTGGAAGATATTCCTGCTCATTAATTGCAGCGGTCAGCGAGGAAACACTGAACGCGTCATCTTCAAAAATGGCGATATCGGCCATGGGGGTACTCTCCAAAAACGAAAAATCCCGCGCTCGGCGGGTTGGATAAACGGGGTGAGCGTCTTAGCGGACGATCACGAAATGGGTAGCCAGAGCCTTTTCGGCGGCGGGGTCGAGGCCGGTCAAATGCGCTTCGCTGACCTCGGCCAGCCGCACGATGGCGCGACCGCGACGTGGTACATCCGATTCGCCCAGCGGCCCGTAGAGGATCGCGATGGCGTTTTCGGTGCCGTCCTCGGCGGTCGACTGATACGGAGCAAACTCGCTGGTGAGGGTGACCAGCCCCAGGATCTGACCCGGTTCCAAGGCGGCACCGGCGGCGACATTGATCGCTTCGCGGGAAATATTGCCGGCGCCCTCAGACAGCAGGAACTCGCCTGCGTGCATCGATTCAATTTTCATGCTCTTGCTCCTTTCGAGTTACCGTTCTGCGCCGCCTGACGGGTGGCCCAGATTGAGTGAGTGTCGACCTGCTTGGCCTTGACCGTTAGGGCTGGATCCTCGTCCAGCGGCAGGCTGTTATTGATTTCAAAGCCGCCGCCACTGCCGACCAGCTTGTCGAAGAGACGAGCACGAACTGCAGCTTCATCCAGGCCCGCCGTGATAAATTCGCCGGCCAGCTCTGGCAACCGTGCCGCGACACAGAGGCCGTGCAAGGCTTTTGCATTGGATAGTGCTGCCTGGATCACCGCTTCGCTTTCCAGCCTCGTCGCAGCGAGTATCGGGTCCACCAGGTTGCTGATGCCGGCCGCTGCACATCCCTGGGTGACCATCAGCGCCAACTTGGCCGCGTCCAGCACAGGGGCAGGATCTGGATCAGGCGGTTCGGCTTCAGGCTCTTCCTCCAACTGGGCGAGCAGTTCAGGCGGCGCATGATGGAAGCGCTGCAACACGCTGCCCTGGCCGAGACAGGCGCTGACCTTGAGGCCGTCGCCGACTTCATCCGCCAGACCCAGCGCCACCGCCTCATTGGCCGTGAGCCAGGTTTCAGCGTTGACCATGCGCCGCAGCTCGGCTTCGTCGATGTCCGGCGCCTTCGCCTTGTAAGCCGCGATGATCGCTTCCAGGGTTTGGTCCAGCACGTCCGCGACACGGCGGAAGTCTTCGGCATCACCACCGGCGTAGGTGTATGGGTTGTGGATCATCAGCATGGCATTTGCCGCGATCACCACTCGGTGAGCGCCGCACACCGCGACACTGGCCGCGCTCGCCGCCAGGGCATCAATGCGACCCGTGCAACGCTCGCCCAGGCGCGACAGTGCGTTGTGGATCGCCAGGCCGTCGAACAGGTCTCCGCCGATGCTGTTGAACGCAACGATCACTGGCGACACGCCGTCATCCATGGCGCGCAGATCTTGCACGAACTGATTGGCGGTGACGCCCCAGGCACCGATCTCGCCATACACGAAGATTTCGATGTTGCGTTGCTCGGCTTCGCCACTGGCCTGGAGGGTGTACCAGCTGTTATCGGCGACCTTTACCTGCTTGCCCGCCTTGTCATAAACGCGGGGCTTGGCTTTTTTACTCATGGTTGTTCCTTGTCATCAATCGGCTCGATGGCGTCAAGCGTGGTGTAGTTGAGGCCGAGGTCCGTGGACCTGGCGAGGTCGGCAGCGTTTTCAGCGTCGATGGTTTCGGCGTCGTAGCCGTTGCGCAGACACATCTCACTGCGAGAACCAAAGCCCGCCTGCACTTCCATCCGCCGCGCCTGTACGTCCTGCACCGGCTGGATATAGGCCCAGCCTTGTGGCACCCAGCGCGTGCGCAGATATTCACGGCGACGTTGCGCGTAGTCATCCAGCACCAGGGCGCCGGACAGAACCGCCATGTCCATCCAGGCGGCCCGCACAGGGCGACACAACTGATGCACATACACGCCGAATTGCAGCTGCTCCAAGCGCCGACGAAACTCGTTGAGCACCACCCGCAGCGCCCGATCGTTGACCTCGCGCATGTCGCCAGTGAGTATTTCGTATGGCGTGCCCGACCCCGCCGCCGCTGCCATCAGCTGCTGACGCATGAAGTCCGGATAGTTGTTGCCGGCGTCCGGTGGCTTGGAGAACTCCACCTCTTCACCTGGCCCCAGCTCCTGCATGGTGCCGGGCTCCAGGGCCACCATCGGTGTGAAACCGTCGCGGTCAACGTTCAATGGCATGCCCGTAACGGGATCGCGAGGCTGCTGCGTTGCCTCCGGTGCCGGGCGCTTGATGAAGCCCGCGAACAGGTTCGCCACCTCCTGCCGGAACAGCACCGCGTCGTCGTAGTTGTCGAGACTGCGCAGGCGCTTCAACACTGGCGCCAGACGCGGCACGCCGCGCAACTGCCCAGGCTCCATCGGTTCAAAGATGTGCAACACCTGCGCCGCCGGCACACGCACCAATTGGTTGTAACCGACGTTCAGCGACGATGAATCGCGTGGGTGCGACAAGTACATCCAGTACGCCACCCGCTTGCCGGCTGGGTTGAACTCGATCCCGGCGCGGATCACATTGCCGTTTTTGGACGTCTCGAACTTATCGTGCGGGACGAATTCAGGCGCCAGCGCCTGTAGCTGCAGTGGCACCGCCAAACCCTCGCTCAGGCTGCGCGGCCGTAACCGCACAAAGCACTCGCCCGCCGTTTCCACCGTGCGAGCTACCAGGGCCTGCATGCCGTAGAAGTCGGTCAGTTCATCGGCATCCGCTTCATCCACCCAGTCATCCCATAGCTGCTGCTGCAGTTTGCGCAACTCTGCGTCTTCGGTAGTCGGCCTGGGCGTGATGCCGGTGCCGATCAGGTTGCTGACGCGCTTGTCGATGACGTTGAACGCGTACGGATCATTGCGCACCGCCGCCCGCGAACGTGCCCGCAGGTTGCGCAGGGCCGGGGTGTTGATGCTGTTGATGCCGTTGTCGGTGGCCTCCCAACTGGCCGAACGTCGGCCCTCACCGGCGCCTTCGTAACTGGCCTTGATGTTCGACGGCAGCAAGAATCCGTTACGGGTCAGCGTCGGATAATGTCGGGCCATTAGATTCCCTTGCCTCCGTGGGTAAGTCGGATCACGCGGGAGCGCGGCCCGGCGGCTTGACTCAGCGACGTACGAATCTCGTCGCGAGCCTTGAGCAGTTCGTCGATGGAGCGGTACTCCACAGTGCGGTCGCTGTAGCGCACGGTCTTTTCACCGCGTGCAATGGCGCGCTCGATGGCTTCGAGGTGCTTCGGGGTAAACGACATATCAGCGTCTCTTCAGGTAACCGCTGGTGGAGCTGCGGCGTTGAGGGGGTGCTGCGGGTCGCGGTTGGGCGACAGGTGCAGCAGGTGGCGGTGCGGGTAGCGACTGACGCGCCGCAACTGGTGCCGGTGCCGGTGTTTCGTCAGCGTCGACGCGCTCGCCTTGCACGGGCTTGACGCCCAACACATCGTCAAACAAACCGGACTGAGCCAGCGCCTGTCGCACCCGCTCCCAGTCGTGCTCCTGGTACCGGTTGATGCCGAGGTAATGCGCCATCGCCAGGCAATACACCATCAGGTCGAGCGCCTCGTTGCGCTCAGCCTTACCCTTGACCCACTCGATACGCTTGTAGCCTTTGACGTACCGGGCGACCTTGCGCTCAGCGACGCACTGGGCGAAGAACTCGTCCGGCAGGTCGTTGGCAAAGTGCAGCGAACCAGGGCCGTCCTCGAAGGCATAGCGGTTGTAGATCCAGTCCTTCGCGGTGTCGGTACCGACAAACCACAGCTCGGCGCCGCCTCGTTCGGTCTGGCCCTTCCAAGTCACGTCGACCATGGATGGCCGCTGAGCAATCACCGGCTTGCCAGGCTTGCTCGCACCCTTGATGGCGAAGATATTGCGCCAGCGCCGCACACGGCAGAACTGGTACACCTCGTCGGTGTGGTGACCGCCGGAGTCGACGCCCGTCGCCAGGATCGCCAAGCCGACACCGCATGGATGCCGGTATCGAACCTTGAGCTTTTCGTCCAACACCGCCCAGGTGCGTTCATCGGCAGGGTCGCCCCAGATCACCTGGTGGTCGACCACCCAACGCTCCATGCCGACGCCGAAGCCCATTACCATCAGTTCCAGGCGGTTGGCCTGGACGTCGACGGCGCCGGTCAGCATCAGCACGCCCACCGGCATGCTGCCGAGGGTGTAGGTCTCCAGCCGCGCCCGAGCGACCAGCACTTCTGCCTTGGTTTGCTCTTGCGCGCTGTCCCAGACCTTGGCGAGGCGGGTGTTGTAGAACACCTGCATCAGGCCCATGTCACCCTTGGCCTGGGCCTTCTTGGCGTCCTCGAACTCCTCGGCAAGCGACGGCCAGTCCTTCCAGCCAATCGGCGAATAGAGCGCGTTCAGGTGGAAACCCACCGTCTTGCCATCGCCGCTGCCGTGGGCACGCCACTCACCACGAGCGAGCATATCGGTCTTGTGATGCTCCTCGATCAGCACATCACATTCAGGCGCGTCGCACTGGTAGTGAGCCGTACTGTAGTCCTTGCTGTAGAGCAGCCTCTCCCACTCCAGCACCTGCATATGCCCGCAGGTGGGGCATGGCACGTAGTAGTAACGCTGGTCGCTGGACTCGAACAAGTCCGAGATCCGCGAGGCGCCCTTGATCGTCGGCGAGCTGGAGAAGTAAATCTTGGCGTTGCGGCCAAAGTTGGTAGCACGCGTTTCCGCCAGCACGATGGGGTCACCTTCCTGGCCGACGTCGTTCTCCCAGCGGTCAACCTCGTCGCCGTAGATGTAGCGTGCCGACAGCTCGGACAGGTTGGCCGCAGAGCCCGCAGTCGTGACGTACAAGGCGCCGCCCTCGAACTCCTTGGTGTCCATGGTGTTGCGGGCATCCCGCGAGCGGCTGGCCGCTACCCGCTGTGCCAGCTCCGGGGTTGCCTTGATCGTTTTGCTGATCCGCCCAGAAACGCGCTTGGACAGGCTCAGGCTGGGTAACAGCGCCAAGATGTTGGACGGTGCCATGTGGATCAGCCCGCCCATCCAGTTCAAGGCGATCTGCGTTTTCATCAACTGCGAAGCCACCATGGTGACCACTCGCCGGCAAGGGTGGGCCGGTGACAGGCAACGCATCGGCTCGCGGGCATACGGCGTCCGGTCGGTTCGGTACTGGCCCGGTTCAGGGGCGCCGGTATCACGCGGGATGCGCATGTATTCGTCGGCCCACTCGTCAATCCAGAGGTCTGGATCGGGTCGCAGACCACGGAAATACGCCTCACGGTACACACGGTCCCCGTCAGGAAATTCCGTGGTCATAGGTCAGCTCGCTGTCATTGCTCGTTCAAGGTCGGACGAGGACATGCGCTCAGCCTCTTCCAGTGATTTACGGAGTGTCGCCGTCAGGTGTTTTTCAATGTCCCAGGGGTCGGTCATCACTGCCAACTTGTGGGACAGCTGGGGCAGTAGGCCGAACAACTGGTCCCGCAGATGGCGACCGGCGTTGTAAGCACCCAGCTCGACGGCATCCCTAGCGACCAGGGAGCCCTGCGCCTTGTGCAGCTCGATCTCGGCCAGCTGCGCCAGGTTGTGTTCGCGCATGGCACGAGCCTTTTGGAAGTCGTGTCCCTTGGCGCCGACAGCAAAAGGCTGCTGCGGCGCAGCCGTGTTAGTCGGCTCGACCGAGGGGGACAGTTGACTGTAAACGTCACGCTGGATCCGGTCCTGTTGGTGGCGAGCAGCGACGGCGGCCTTGCTGGGGTCGGCGGTGTCGAGAATCAGCGCTTCAGTTGCCAGCACGTCCACCATCTTGCCGTCCGGCGACAGCACCAGGCGGTTGTTGCCTTTGAGCCAGGTGATGTAACTCGGCGTCCTGCCGATGCGAACCGCGAAAGCGCTTTTAGACAGGAACAGTGGATCCGTCATAAGCCCTCCTTTTCAACGGCTTTTCAATGGAAACCTTTCAATTTCAATGGATTGAATTTCAGTAAGCTGGCCGCCCATTCGCTAACGCTTTCCCGCGGGTTTCATGCCCCGTGTCCCTCGAATGCTGCCAGGGTCCCCGGCGACTTTTCGGCGCACCATTTTGACGCACTACGCTACAAGCCACGTATTACGTGGCCTCCAGCGCATCAAGCCTGACCACTACCCGAGGGCGGCACATCGCACACGCCCAACCGCTTGGCGGCCCAGCGTTCATACAGCCCGATGGCGACATCGGCACCAGCCATCGCGGTGAGACATCCGATGCTCCCCGCCGCCAGGACCGACATGCCCGAAGCGTGCAGCAACATCATGGTGGAAAGCCCGCAGACCACGCAGGCCCCGGACCGAAGGAGCAAGCGGCGAATCAAGGACCAGCCACTTACCCCCGCTTTGTCGGCCCGCCATGCTTCGCCGGATATGCCGCCGACCAGCGACAGCACGATCACCATCCATATCGGCATATCAATAAGCGCTTGCTGCTCGTTCGTCATCGCCCTACCCCATAAACGCAAAAACCCGGCGCAATGGCCGGGTTCAGTGTGGTGGTGTGTCCCGCTGCTAGCGGTCGCACCTATCGAAGATGGGTACTTTTTACAGGTGGATTCCGGTGGCAGCAAGGGAGTTTTAATGCCATGGCGCAATACGGGTGCAATACAGGTATGACGCGGGTGCAACGCAGGGACAACGCATTCAATCGGCTATCGCTTCTGATGCCCTGTCTTACTTGTCCCACTATTCTGGATCGAAGTAGGACAGCTACGGGCGCCTAAAAACGGGGCTCTGCCCTACTGTCCTACCTTTATTACTTTTCTCTTGTGTATAGAGAGAAAGTTAAAAGAACGCGTGCGCGCCATGGGCGCGACCCCGTGCCCGCTATGCTTATGTGTGCGTGGGGCGGGTAAAGGTTGGACAGTAGGACAGCCCAGCAACGGCGCGGCCTGCGCCTGTCCAACTGCGCCAAATGGCAGTCGGACAAAGCAGGACAGTAGGACAGAGGCACGAGGAGTGATGCCGAGGATCATGCAGCCTTCCCCATCAGCATGCCGGCGATGTGCAGGTGTGCCTCATGGAGCCGCTGGTAATAGGTATCCCGGCTGCATCCGCAGTGGGTGTACTTCTGCGACAGAAAGCTTTCGTGGTTGCAATAGTGCTCGCGTACGACAACCGACAGCTGGGGCGGCAAGTGCTTGTTGACGATCAGTTCGATGTCCGCCGATTCGTCCAGTAGCACCCGACTACCGCGAGTGCCGCGTATCAGCTCGCCCTTGCACTCCATCAGCATGGCAATCATGTTGCCGCCGCTTGGCCCGCCAACGTTTTCCGACTCAGGCGAATGCAGATCCTGCGCCCAGAGCTTGAGCATCTCATCGATTCGCTTAATCAAAGCAAGGCTCCTTCTCCACGGTCTGCTGCAATGCAGACCCGCGCCCCCAGGTCGCCGGCTTCTGATAGGACCAGGGGCGAACACCACTCTTGGCTAACGCCGGCATACGCTTCTTTCGCCAGCCCAGCCGATGCATGATGGCCCCGACCCGCATCTGTTCGGGTTTGCCCCAATGGCCGAAGTCCAGCTTCAGCGCTTGGCTCAGGATCTCGTTGCCGGTGGCGGTTTCGCCGATCTGCGACTCCTCCAACCAGGTCAGGATCGGGCCTTCCCATTCATCGACCACAAAGCGTTCGTCCTGGGCCTCGGTGAACATCCGGGTTTCATCCTTGGTCACCCACCAGATGTCGCCCGCCTCGAAGCAGAACAGCGCCTCAGCCCAAAGCTGGTCGCGGATCTCGCGCAGTTTCTCCAGATCGACCTTGTTACAGAACACTGGCCAGTAACGACGGTTGCCTGTGGCGTCCTTAAGGTATTCCTCTTGGTTGGTAGTACCCACGAACACACACTGGCGTGGCACGTCGTTCGTTCTGCGGCCGTAGCTCTCGCGGTAGGTGTCGGTGGACGCGGAAAAAAACTGCTTGGCCTTGGTGCTTTCAGCCTTGTTGAAGCTGTCCAACTCCCCCAGCTCGACTATCCACTTGCCACGAATCGCCTGAAAGCTGTCCTTGTCGCCGAGGGCAAAGGGTGTGTCCATAAACCACTCGCCGCCGAGGACGCCCATGGCAGTGGACTTGCCTTCACCCTGCCCGCCTTCGAGGATCATCACCGAGTCGGCCTTACAGCCCGGGCGCATCACACGGGCAACCGCCGATATCGGCCAACGCTTTCCGACCTTGGCCGAGTACTCCGTGGGCTGGACGCCCAACACGTCGGTCAGCCAGGTTTCCAGCCGGGGCACGCGGTCCCATTCCAGTTTCTCTAGGTACTCGCGCACCGGATGAAAGGAATGGTCGTGGGCAACTACGCTGACCGCCTCGATCACATGGGACGCCTTGACCCGCAGGTTGTACTGCTGCGCAAGCCACTTCATCACCCGCATGTCATCGATGTCGGCCCAATCGCCTGCACCGCCGCCAAAGGGCGCGGAACGCAGCTTGACGATCTTGGAGCTGAACACGCTGTAACCGATGACGCCGGCCCAGCGTTCGTCATTGCCCAGGATCAGTTCGACGTTTTGCATGTGCGCGATAAGGGAGCCGTTTTCGGTGCGGGCCAGTTGGTCCTTCCAACCACCAGCTGCTGGAGGCTTGACCACCGCCAGCACCTGGCGGCGGACAGCCTCCAATCCTTCGGCGATGTGCAGGTCGTTGAAATCAGTCCACTTGATTTCACGCTCGCCGGAGAAGACGGGGGCGACTATCTGGCCACCAACAATCAGTGCGGCGTTGCTGGCCTTCTCCTCACCGGGGTTCCAGGGATCCCCGCTGGGACGTTTGGTCTTCCAGTCGTCATCACGACAGATGATCAGCGGGCAGCCCGGGAAGCGCTCGCGCATGGCCTTGGAGACTGGCAACAGGTTACCCGCATCGAAGGCGATGGCGACCGTCAGCGAAGTCGCCATGTGCAGGCTGGCGCCCGTGGCGTAGCCCTCACACACCAGCACCGGCTCACCTGGTTCAGGGTGCGGGCCGATCAAGTGGAAGGCGCCTTCTTTCGACATACCGTAGGGCCAGTAGGCCTTGTCACGCCCGGTGTCCTCCTGCTTTGCCGGGAAGATCACCTGCAGGCCGACGATCTGGTCGCGCACGTTGCACATAGGCACCAAAAATGCGCCGGTACGTGGCGCATAGCGAACCTTGAAGCCGACGATCTGCTTTCGATCCAGGTAGGCGCTCTTTCCCTTCTCGGGCATGCGCTTGAACAAAGCCGCTGCACGGCTGGCCGCTCGACGTGAGGCATTCGCCGCGACCTCGGCAGCTTTACGCTTGGCCTCTTCCTGGCGAGCGCGCATGACTTCGCGCTCCTCAGGGCTCATACGCCCGGCCTTGACCTTGATCTTCTGAGACTCACCGGATCGCCAATCACCGAAGCTGCCGAAGATCAACGTTCCGTTTTTCTCGGTGACATGCTCGTGGACCACGTACCAGCCGTTTTTTTCCTTGCCCTTGTCCTGGGAGGTTTTGCAACGGGTCAGCTTGCCGAACACCAAGGGTTGATCAGGCTCCAAGCCGTAATCAGAGAATTGATTGAATACCTCATCGAGCATGGCGGGCCTTCCTGGCTTCGTCGATGGACTGGCAGGTAACACACTGGGTGCAACCAGGGATCGCAACACGGCGTGCTAACGGGATCGGCGTGTCGCAGCTTTCGCAGAACATGAACGAATGTGCAGCGGTGGCCGTTTTATTCGCATTGCGCGCTGCAAGGGCCTGATCCATCCGCTCTTGCACCAGGTCGTTGGCAAAATCGATAACGTCAGCCACGGTCAGTACCCCGCGTAGTTTGGTTTACGTATGTGGCCCGGTTGAGCATCCCCAACAGCCCCTGAATACCGCGAAACACCTGCAGGCGAATCTCGGCCAGTTCCTGATCGCTGACGACACCGTCGCCAATGCTTTTGGCCCACGTATCAGCCAAATCGGCCACCTGACGGAAGTACGAGGCGATACCCGTGGTGAGAGTCTCGGGCATGTCACTGGTATAGGTTTCAGCCAGCTCCTGCCATGTGGTATCACCGACCAAGGCATGCACCGCATCAAGAATGCGGCGGTCCTTGGTCAGTTCGAGGATCTCGCCGAACTCCTGGATGTTCACGGTGTGAGACGGATGGGTGGGAGACAGCTTGTGCTGCAGCGTGGTGGCATTACGGCCGGTGGTGGCGGCGATTGCGGCGGCACCGCCAGGATAGTCCCGTGCGGCGTGGTACAGGGCTAATTCGAGCGTCAGGACTTCCCTTTGCGCTCGATCAAGACAGCTTAAAGCTATTCGGCTCATGGCATTATTCCTACAAGGTTGCCAGTGCCCCGCGACATGCAGTGGTGGTACATTTGCCGCGTGGCTTGAAAGGGCCCAAAACGCCGGCTAGATCTAGGGATCGAACCGGTACCGTGCCGAGGCGAACAATCCGTTGCTCACCTCTGGCGCAACAGCTGCCCAATCTGTGGTGGAAAAGGCAGCAACCCAAGACATCCGTGTCTTGGTAGCGCGGTAAAGAGAGGTGGTTTGCATGTGGTGTGCCCGCAACTCTTAATCGCGACCCGACAGCACTGTGGTGGTGTGTGCCGGGAGGAACTGGGCGGCCCTTGGGTCGCCTTTTTTCTATCTACGCTGCAGCTTTCTGCGGGGCAGATGCGTTCAGCAACCAGGCAGCGTCGAACGCGTTACCTTTCTGCTCTGCAGCGGCAGCTAAACGTTTTGCGTAGTGCGTTTCGCCGGTGTAATCGGTACGTGGAAGGCTGGCAGCTAAGCGCCATTTGTTCAGCGCCTGATAACTCCTTTCACACACCTTGGAAGCGGCTCCGATGCCGCCGACTGCTTCAAAAGCAAACGCAATGGCGTTCGGAAAATCTGAGGGGTTCAGCATGGCAACCTCCAATAATCAACTCGAGGTTGATATTAACATCAACTGACTATTGCGCAACCCCTGTGAGAGTATCAATCCATGGTTGATAAGAACGAGTTACGGGCAGCTTTTACGGCGCGCCTACATGAAGCGCTTGACGATGCCGGTGTACGCACCCGGGGACGTGGAGCGGATATTCATAAGTACTTAAAAAGTGTTGGAGTGAATAAAAGCCCACAAGCAGTCAGTAAGTGGCTGAACGGAGATGCCCTCGCGGAAGCTGACAGCATGGTTGCACTGTGCTCGTGGCTGAAGGTCCGAAGAGAGTGGCTAGAGTACGGGGTGCTGCCTAAGGAGCACACGGGCGAATCGAACGTTCATCACCTTTCAAACGGTAACGATAGCAACATTCGCAAGATTACTAAGCGCTTTGGAAAGGTCCCGTTAATTTCGTGGGTGCAAGCCGGGGCGTGGTGTGAGGCAAATTTTGAGCAACACGATGGCGAGACATGGTTATCCTGCCCTGTGGCGATTAGTGAAAGCGGATATGCGCTAAAGGTACTGGGAGACTCAATGACGAATCCTGGGCCAGGTCGTAGCTATCCAACCGGCTGCATTATTTTTGTTGATCCTGAAGCAGAAACGAAGACTGGTGACCGTGTAATAGCAAGAGTTCCTCGAACAAATGAAGCTACGTTCAAAGTCCTAGTCGAAGATGCTGGCCGTCAATTTTTGAAGCCTATTAACCCGCAATATCCAATCATTGACATCACTGAAGAAACTCATATCTGCGGCAAAGTAGTTGGTTCCTTTATACCTGAATAGATAATTAAAAAGGCACGATAAGACGATCAATCAAAGTTAAAATTCGAAAGCATCTCAATACGGCTCAAAAGCTCAACAAGCGGTACACTCCCACCCATCCGATTCATATTCTGTATTAATTCTAATACTCTCCGAGAATGCTCAAGTTTTTCTGGTGCTACCATATTAGAATTAACAATACCCTTAAGCAACATAACATGATTTTCCGACCATGATCTGGCGCCTCGCATTTTCCCTGAAACGATAACTGCCTCTAAATACTGCCTCGTCCAAACGGACTGATCATCACCGCCTGGAAACACCTTATCTATCAATGATAATAGTTCTTTTCCGTCAGCCTCCTGACGGGAAAACTCAGAATAAATTTTAGGATAATTATCTTTAACAGATAACAGAAAGACCATGAATTCTGGGAAAAAATATTGATTATTCGCAACAGTCAAAGAGATTAATTTTATTTTTGAAAATAGTTGCTCAATACTTCTCAGAGACATCCCACTACAAACCACTTTCAATGAATTTAGCAAACTTTCTCTATCGTAAACTGTTTCACCTGCAGTTCTACCGCCAAAATATTCGTCAAGCTCAAAATGGTCAAACAAATGATTAATGAAAAACTCAGTACCGGTAGACGGCAAAGAAAACTCTATATCAATAAATCGTCTGAGATACCCAAGCGCATCAAAATCAGCTCCATATACAGCCTTCACACTGTGCGCCAACTGGACTTTATCAAGAGCCAACACAAAAACCAGGCCCTCGATGTCTAATAGATGTTTAACACGTTCTAATAATTCGATCGCATAGGTAGGCCGGCATCGATCAAGCTCATCGACAAATATATAAAGCTTTTCTACTCCCCCATCTGCCGCTCTTAAAACCTCGGAAACATTTTTCTTAAATTCCGAAATGGCTTCTTTATTTTTTGAATACGCGTCAATAACATCTTTAGATAAAGACTCAGTGACCTTACCAACCTCGTCCTCAACTAGCTTATCTGCATCTATCAACCCCGCCGTAGCAAGTTTCACACCAACAGGGATGCTTCTACGCATTATATGTACGCCAGCTGCCTTTACTTTCCTCCATGCTTTGAGCTTCTTAGAATCCCCAACCAGAAATCTCGAAAGACTGGAATTCATTTCTCCGAGAAAAGCTAGGAGAGGATCTACGGCGAAGTCCGTCTCCCAAGCACTAAAATAAATAGACTTACTATTTTCAGCAATCAAGCTTGCATGTAACATTTTCAAATATGTCGTTTTACCAGCTCCCCACGGCGCATTAACGGAGAACACTAATGGCGAAGAGACATTTCTTAGTAACAAGGTTAAGTTTTTAACGCTATTAATTCGCTGAAGCTTATCATTCAGAAAAATATTATCGTGTGGAATTTCAAGATTTTTGTTTTTAAGCCTCATAATGAACTCCCTGTAATTATTTAAATTCGCATGTGTGCGACGATTAAGTATTGACCGAAAAAATAACCATATCACTCCGGTACAGGAAATATCTACACCAAGATAGCCAATAGCCATAATTCAGCCAGCGGTTGACTTTTAACAACCGCTGGTTGATATTTGCTTCACTCTTCCACCACAGAGCGAGGCAACACCATGCACACCACAGCCACCCTGCACGTCCACCCGGCCGCTGCTAACCCCTCCCGCATCTTCGAAATCCGCCGCCTGGCGCAAGACTGCGGCTGCTCCTTCATCATATCCAAACCCAAGCTGAAACCGCGCACCCCACCTACTCCGTTCGATCCCAACGGCGGGGGGCACGCGGCATGAGCAAGTTCAAACTCGACAACCGCACGCTGACCCTGCTCAAGGCTCAGGTCAATCTGACCGAAACCTTCAACCATTTCCTGCGCGCCGAGACTCAGCGAGAGTCCCTAGCTTTTCGCCTGAAAGTCGAACGCCGCAAAACCGACACGTACTTCGCTGTTGAACTAGGAAGCGAACGCCACACGCTGACCCTAACCAACAGCAAGAAGATGCACCTCAAGCTTGCGGACTTCATTGAAGAGATTGTCAACGGACCAACCACCTCTACTGGCCCATCGTCTCTGCCGCACGCAGACCGCCTCTATGGCGTGTTTGAGATTGAACATAAGCAGCAGGTGTTCGACCTGGTGCAAACCGGCGGCGTTATCAGTCTCGATATGGGCTTTGAGCAACCGATCAACCTGGCAATCCATCGCAACAAAACCCGCTCTGGCATCACCACCATCTTGAGCATCGGAGTCAGAAAGCCGCGCACCAAATGCTTCACGGTTTACGGGAGCGACGTGGAGATCTACTCCATGGTCGCCGAATCCATCACCCACCTGGCCGCCGTGGCAACACCCGCCGCGCATGCTGCCTAGGGAGTCCGATATGGAACGTAGCCTGGAAAAAGCCGCCAAGTACTTCGGCATGACACGCACCAAGCTGATTGCGCTCATGCGTGAACAGGGCTTGATCAACGACCGCAACCTGCCGTCCTTCCCCGTCCGTGACCGTGAGTACCTGCGGATCAAGAACGGCAGCTGGTACCACGAGACTGCCGGCATGCAATACAGCCAATCGACCAAGGTCCAGCAAGCCGGCATGCCCTGGCTCGCCGAGCAACTGGGGCTCGAACTGCCAGCCATCCCGGCAGACAACCGTGACGCGGCCTAGGGAGTACGCCCGCCAGATCGTCGCCATGAGCACACGCGAGGAGCGCAACGCCGCGCTCCTCGAAGTGCCGGAGCATCTGCGGGAGCTGACCAAGCGCCATTGCCTTAATGCCTGGAACCATCCATCACGAAACAAACGCAAGGAGGCCGAGGCCCATGAGCAACACCAGTCAAACACCGCTGCGGCTACAACCCGCGCCGGATAGCGCGACCGTCGAGATGCTGCATGAACTCTTCGGCGACGTGCTTATCCCCCTGGAAAAGCTGCGCACGCACTACTTTAAGAACCTCAATGAAAAGACCTTCATTGAGGCGATCAACGCCGGTCGTATCCAACTGCCGGTGACCACATTGGACAAAAGCGCCAAGGCATTGAGGTACGCCCACATCAAGCACGTAGCCGCCCTGATCGACATCCGCGCTTACCGAGCAGATGAAGACATGCCGCGTCCAGAAACCGACTCAACCGAACACGGCCAATAACCCCAACGGCTGCCACCACCAGCCAACAACACCAGGAGCACACCACATGACTGCAATTCAAATATACGCACTGATCAGTATCGTTATCGCGCTTGGGATCCTCTACTGGGTCGGCTACAAAGGAGGTTTAACGGATGGTCGAGCTGAGGGCTATAACGATGGCCGCGCTCAGGGTTTCACGGAAGGGATGGACGAGGGCGAATCAGCAAGCTCTACCGAGCTTGAGCAAGTCACCGAACGATGCCGACGTCTGCAACTTATCTTGGATCTTCAGCCACAAGATCGACTCACCCTATTAGCCATCGCCGAAAAGCTCAAGCTTGCCGCTGACACCTTCCGAGCCGTGAGATCCGAGAGCCAGGCAACGCAAGCGCTTGCCTTGCGTGACAAGGCTCTGAGCATGGCTGACCTGATGGATCCATTCATGCTGGAGGATGCAGCATGACTTTCATCCTCACCCACACAGGCAAGCGCTTCGACCTGTTCGAACCCGACACAGAGATGATCGACCCGAGGGACATCTCGCACTCTTTGGCCCATCTGTGCCGCTTCAACGGCCACACCCGCGAATTCTACAGCGTGGCGCAACACAGCTGCATCGTCGCCGAGCTGGTGCCGGATGAACACAAGTTGGCAGCCCTCCTCCACGATGCGACCGAGGCGTACCTGGGCGATATGACCCGGCCACTCAAACAGTGGATGCCCGACTACCGAGGATTTGAGGACGTCGTATGGGGGCGTGTCTGTGAGCGCTTCGACCTGGCCTTCGATCTACCCGCATGCATACACCAGGCTGACCTGATTGCGCTGGCCACTGAGCGCCGTGACCTCATGCCAACCGATCCGGCTATCTGGGATTGCTTGGTCGGCATCGAACCCATGGTTGAAACCATCCGCGCATGGCCTGCAGTAGAAGCCCGTAACACCTACCACCAGCGCCTGATGGACCAACTCGCTATCAAACACCGGAGGAAAGCGGCATGAAGAACCACCAGAACAACAACAGCGCCCCACCCGCTTTGCTCCGCACTTCCGTGAGTGTCGACACGCTGGAAACAAACAGTCTCTGCTGCGCAGCAGCAGGCAATATTGCCTCTTCCAGCACCACCACCGAAGCACTTATACCCCACGAAAAGCTGCGCGGGGCAGCGCTCGCTGATGCAACGCTAAACGCTCAGGAACGCCCGCTCGCGCAGCCTGCCGTGGGGTATACGCATGCTCCTGCCACTATCGAGTTGCCCCCTAAGGAGAACACACGCCGAAGTTATGGGCCGACAGACCTGATCGGGAGAGCCGCATGATGGAATTCCAAAGCGAAACCCTCGCCGACGAAGAGTTGGCGACCATCACCGGATATCAGATCCCGTCCAAACAAATTCTATGGCTGACCGAAAATCGCTGGGAGTTTGTTCTGACAGGCGCTCGCCGCCCAATAGTGGGTCGGGTTTACGCCCGGCTGAAACTCGCGGGCGTCAAACCTTCAGGGGTCAACGCCGTAACTGAAACCTGGTCGCTCGACCTAGCGAACGTGAGCTGACGATGCGCCAGAAAAGCATAGCCAATCGCGACCTTCCGCCTCGAATGATACGGCGCACCCGCAAGCGTAAAAGCGGCGCCGTGTGGACCTCGTTCTACTACAACGGCAGGGATGCGGACGGCAACCGAAAAGAAATACCGCTGGGCAGTGATCTGGACGCGGCGAAGGTCGAGTGGGCTCGACTGGAACGCCGCGAACCACTAAAGCCCAATCATCTAATGGGTGCGCTGTTCGACAAGTACGAAAAAAAGATCATCCCGACCAAATCAATACGGACACAGTCCGACAACCGCAAGGAACTGAAACAGCTGCGGAAGGCATTTGAAAACGCGCCTCTGGACTCAATCACTCCGCAGGTGGTTGCCCAGTATCGAGATGCCAGAACCGCCAAGGTCAGGGCCAACCGAGAAATCGCGCTGTTGTCACACATGTTCACGATCGCGCGCGAGTGGGGACTGACCAACAATGCCAACCCTTGCTTCGGCGTACGCCGAAACAAGGAAAAACCGCGGGACTACTATGCCGGCGAAGTGGTTTGGAATGCGGTATATGGAGAGGCAGTGCAGGAACTAAAGGATGCCATGGACCTTGCCTACCTGACCGGCCAGCGCCCTGCGGATGTGCTGAAGGTGGCAACTACCGATCTGGCCAACGGTTTCGTAGGGGTTCGCCAGGGCAAGGGCGGCAAACTTCTGCGTATTCGCCTGGACGATGCCGGCGAACAATCAGCGCTTAGTCTATTCCTAGACAACCTGCTCGAGCGCAGATCGTTAAACGGAATTAAGACCTCAACGCTTATTACGAACGCGTCCGGCCTTCGGATGAGCCAGCAGATGCTACGCAACCGCTGGGATGAAGCCCGTGAGAAAGCAGCCATCAAGGCCGGTGCCGACGGCGATCCCGCCCTGGCTGTACTAATTCGCCAGTTTCAGTTCAAAGACATCCGGCCCAAAGCCGCCAGCGAGATAGAACTTGCGCATGCAAGTCGGCTGCTCGGCCACTCCACTGAGGAGATGACAAAGAAGGTCTATCGGCGTGTCGGTGAGATCGTTAACCCCACGAAGTAA